CTTATTTATAACCCAAATTGGGTCTCCAGGTCGTTAGACCGAAATCCTAAATGCTAGAGTGGTTACTAGCTAGGATCGAGCGTGTAGATCTTTATACGCTTATACCCTTTCTTACCGGGAAGTGATGACCCGATAAGGCCCTTCTGATGCGGAGTTGTGTTGCACCCTCCAAGGCTGTGTAAGCCTTTAAAGATGCTGGCAACCTGGGATTGCTCCCAATAGCGTCGTACTAGATCAGCCCTCTTAGCCAAAACTGGCAGAGCAGGGTCGCCTAGTGGAGAGAGATCTCCCCCGACGTAAGCGCAGTAAGAAGGATAGACGAAATCGTTCGGATATGGTTTAAAGTCTTTTAGACCTTTCCACGTAAACGTCTCGAAGGTATAGCCACTCCACCCACTGCTAACCCGAGGGTTATCAGAAAGTGTCCGCCGATGAGGCGTTGCATCCCAGTCACCGATCAGGTGACCGTCTCCGTAGCCATCCGGTCCCCAAATTTGTATGCAGGGGTCCAGCCAGCTAAGGATGATGCGAGCAGCGTCAGGAAACCCAGCACGTACCATGTAATTATGCATGGTAAATGCAGATTCACCTGACAACCGGTCCTTCAAATAGACCGGCCGTATCAAGATTCCCGAGTAGTAGTCCTTGCCGCAACTTTCGCGGAAAGGGCCAGAAGCAAAGGACTTCTCGCTGTTAAGGAGAAAGCCAGCCGCACGAAGCGTGCGAGCAAGCAAAGGGTAGGCATACGTAGGGACTATAATATCGTCCCCAAATACGCTCACCTTGTCCTGATCTCTTTTGTCGCAGCAAGCTGCGGCTAGACCCCAAAAAATCAAGGTCTCCAGAGGGAACGTAAAACCATTCCCCATGGAAGAGAACTTCTGAAGCTTCACTGATTCTTCTTCAAAGACAACAGTCCCAGTTCGGAACTGATCTAAGAATAGGAACCAGTCGATAGGCAGCAAGTGGGCGACAAGCTCACGAGCTATCGTATCGGAAGCACTACTAAGGTCCAGCGTTGCTAAGGCGCCGGAGACACTTCCTTCTTTGGCTAGGTTTTGATTCCTAGTTTGGTCGGTTATGTCTATACCTACAGCTTTCAACTTTCGGGCTATGAACTCGCCGATACCGATCTGCCACATAGTGTTCAGACCGGGCTCGACGCATATGCCACGGAAAGTCTTAGCATTTTTCGGGACGAAGCCGAGTCTCCCGGGATGAAGATCCACGGGGACAAGGGCCACCTCAGATTCACCATTGTAGTACTGGTCGATCCAAAGTGGCATCTCAGCGAGAAGCTCCGGAAGGAGCGGCGCTAAGTCTTCACTAGCACAAAGAGCCTGCCCAAGTTTTCTACGGGCGCTGGCCTTTCTTTTTGTTAGCTGCGTTGTTGCACCTGGCCCGAAGCGGGCTTTTATAGCCTCGAGACTAGGAACATCCCCAAGAACTGAAGCAATTTTACGCTGAGCGGAATGAAGTACCGCCTCAACGCAGGGCTCAAATTGGAAAGAGCCCTGACTCCAGTTTCGAAAGATGCGATTCGTCTCAAAGCAAAGTCGCTCCGAGTCTTTGAATGTCGACCACGCAACTGCCTTCTTATCGATGCCCAACTCGAGGTCCTGCCGCTTTTGATAAAGCGCCAGGGTTTGCCTCAAGAAATAGGCATCAGATGCGCTGACAGCTGAATAATCGACAGCAAAGTTACACAAACTATGGAAGTCATCACCACTAACAAAAGCGGTGATATCTTCCCTAATTGTCGCATTTTTGATTTGCGACGTGCACCAAAGTGCGAGTTCCTTAATGCACTCATTGGTCTTCTCCGAAGAAAGGACGTAATCCCAGCGCGGAATGCGCATAATATATCTCCTTAAGTAGTATGACTTGGGATGATTCGCTTGGATAATCAGGCTTTAGGCCCTGGCGCTTAGGTAGGCGCCACAAGCAAATCGAACAGCTCGGGCAACGGACCGGTCGTAGCTGCCGCCACAGAAGTAGAAATATTTCCTGTGAGGTTCACTGCGATTTGGCGCGCCAACCGACGTCCTGCAGAGTCGGACCGCTCATGGAAGAAACCAGTAGTAACAATGGTTTCCTCGTGAGCAACCTTAGGCGCAGCGGTATAACCCGCGGCGTTTTGGTTGAGTATTGCTTCCATTACGGGAACAACAACTCTTTGCTCCACCTTGTAGATACCCGACTTCAACCTTTCGATCGACATCGTGCATCGTACCTGAGCATAGACTGGCACGCCAGTCAGTGCTTCGCGCCACAGCGCTTCAACTTTACCCTTTTCACGGGTAACGGAGACCGCTTGCAGCGTGTGCGATACAGGTGTTGCAGCACCGTCAAAGACGGTAATGTTAGCGATTGCTGACATGTAATTTACTCCAAAGAGGTTAACTGAACCATTTTATAGGTTCGGGGTGAGCAGAATTGCTCGTTTTGTGATTAATAAGAAGAGCAACTGCATTTGCAGCATGCTTCCATCCCAGTATTTTCCCCAGCGGTTTGACCGACGGGTAAGGGATCGACAAATTAGTCGACACCGTACGAGTGAATGCCCATTTTTCTCCATGGAGATCTTTGGCAGCCTGTCCTTGGTAAAATGAGAATACCCCAGCAGGTAAACCTGCGGGACCATCCCAGATCGCCTTGAACATGGAAGTCGTGATATATTGCCCTGTCAGGGCTTGCTCCAGGCCCCGGGCGGCTAGAAAATTGCCAACCGGGACGAACCAGTCCAAGATGAAGGAATACGGCATCAGCTCCCAAGCTATCGAGAGCGGATCCATTAGACCTGAAAGAGCTACAACGTCCTTTTCGGACAAAATAGCTCTAATCTGTTTCTGGCGTATTATCTGGACATTAGACAGGAAAATGGTCTGAGTACCGACCGTGATGCCAGCATTCGCCTTCGCAAGTCTTACGACCTGTTTAGGATGAGTGCCGCCGGCACAGCGTTGTACCAAAACCTTAAACTGCAGTGGCGAAGAGAATTGATGCGCAAGGAATTGCG